GCAAACTTTAATTTTAACAACACTGAAAAAGTTATCTGGTGTGATGGAGCCAACAATGCTTCAGTGTACGATAACAGTTCGGTTACAGATATTAACGCTACAGGCGCACCTGCGAACCCTCAGTTCGTGGCTGTGTTTAAAAGTCACGTGTTTTTTGCAGGTATGTCGGCAAATCCGCAGGAAGTGGTGTTTACGTCTCCGTTTGATGAGACGGACTTTTCAACGGCGAATGGGGCAGGGTCGGTTCGCGTCGAAAGCCCCGTCAAGAAACTAAAAGTTTTTCGTGACCGTCTCTTCATTTTTTGCGAAGACCAGATTTACTTTCTTGCAGGTTCGTCGGTTGCTGACTTTCAGATGCAACCTGTCACACGGAGCATCGGTTGTGTCGATGGTTTCAGTGTTCAAGAGATAGCAGGTGACGTTATATACTTGGCTCCGGATGGTTTGCGAACTATCGCTGGTACAGAAAAGATTGGGGACATCGAGTTAGGAACCGTATCAAAACAGATACAGCCCCGCCTCGATAACATCGACAAAGACCGCATCTCCTCTGTTGTTATTCGAAACAAGAGTCAATACAGATTGTTCTTTCCTGATGATACAGGAACTACGGCTGGCGCACCGGGTGTTATCGGCGTAATCAAGGCAGGTGTTGAAGGTGGCATGGGCTGGGAATATGCTGACCTTAAAGGTATTAAAGCAGCGTGTTGCGTGTCTGGGTTTATTGGCGGCACTGAAACAATCTTGCATGGCGGTTACGATGGTTACATCTACAGGCAAGAATCAGGCAATAACTTTGATGGAACCAACATTCAGGCTATTTATCGTTCTCCTGACTTTACGATGGGCGACGCAGGTATCCGAAAGCTCATGCAGCGGATTATCTGGAACTACGATAACGAAGGAACAGTTAACTCAAAGTTTCGAATTCGGTACGATTTTAATTCATCGAGCGTACCACAGCCAAACGAATACGAACTAACCACAGGTGCAGCGATTGCTATCTATGGTTTTACTACTTCTACTTACGGAACAGCCGTGTACGGTTCAAGTGGTACACCTCTGGTTCGCCAAAGCATCGAAGGAGGCGGGTTTACGGTTGCGGTTCGTCTCGACGACAATCAAGGCGCAGCCCCCCTATCTTTAAAAGGTTACCAACTAGAATTTACTCCCGGAGGAAGGAGATAACACATGGCAGGTTACACTAGACAATCGACCTACACTAACGGTGACGTTATTAACGCAGCAGATTCCAATGATGAATTTGACCAAGTTCTGGCCGCCTTTAATAACACGACAGGTCATAAGCATGATGGCACAACTGCAGAAGGTCCAGTCATTGGTTTGATTGGTGACCCCGGTGTTGCTACACCTAAAAACAAAGTTGTTGTAGATGACACAAATAATCAAATTGAATTTAGTATTGATGTATCTAGCACATCTACTGAACAGTTTGTAGTTAAAGATGGTGTAATTGAACCTACTACTGATAGCGATATTGATTTAGGTTCTAGTGGTAAAGAATTTAAAGACCTCTATATTGATGGTGTTGCATACGTTGACAGCATTGCAATGCCGACTACTACAGTCACGGATATATTAGATGAAGATACTTTATCCTCTAACAGTGCTACGGCGTTGGCTACACAGCAGTCGATTAAAGCATATGTGGATACGACAATTACAGCGCAAGACCTTGACTTCCAAGCAGACTCAGGTGGCGCACTTAATATCGACCTTGACAGCGAGACTCTCACGCTTACAGGTGGCACAGGCATTGATACTAGTGGTTCAAGTAATACTGTTACTTTTGCTATTGACAGTACTGTAGCTACCCTTGCAGGTTCACAATCATTAACAAATAAAACTATTGATGTTGATAATAACACTGTATCTAATATTGAGGTAGACAACCTAAAGTCAGGTGTTCTTGACACAGACTTGTCTAGCGTTGCTGGTACAGACACTACACTAGCATCTGCTAAAGCTATTAAAGCATACGTAGACGCACAGGTAACTGCATCTGACCTTGACTTTCAAGGTGATAGCGGTGGCGCACTTAGCATTGACTTAGATAGTGAGACACTAGACATTGCTGGTGGCACAGGCATTGATACCTCTGGTTCTAGTAACACACTGACTGTTGCGATTGACAGCACAGTAGCTACGCTTACTGGCTCACAGACGATGACAAACAAAAGCCTGACAGCACCTGTTCTTACAGGTTCAGCTTCTGCTGCTGGCTCTATCCTTTTTAAAGAAGACACAGATAATGGCACAAATGCTGTAACACTTATTGGTCCTGCTGCTACAGCAGACATAACTGTTACACTGCCAGCAAGTGCTGGTACAGTTGCATTGACTTCTGACATACCTTCTTCTGGTATATCTAGTGGTAATGTAGCCACCTTTACTAGCGGTGCAGCAGACAACGACTTCTTACGTATTGATGGTACTGCTATTGAAGGACGTTCTGCAGCCGAAGTGCTTTCTGACATAGGCGGCCAAGCATCACTAACATTTGGCATATCAAACACCAATGCCGTGAAGATTGATAGTTCTTCTGTTGCTGATGATGAGTATGCACGGTTTACCGCTAACGGTTTAGAGAGTCGTTCAACTGCAGAAGTTCTTTCAGATATCGGTGGTCAAGCATCCCTAACCTTTGGCATCTCAAATACTAATGCAGTCAAAATTGATAGTTCATCTGTGGCGGATGATGAGTATGCTAGATTTACTGCTAATGGACTTGAAAGTAGGTCAGCATCAGAAACACGTACTGATATAGGGCTAGGTAGTGCCGCAGTATTGACTGCAGGTACATCCGCTAACAATGCTGTACAGTTAGATGGTTCAGCAAGACTACCAGCAGTAGACGGTTCACAGTTGACTAACTTACCCTCTGCTGGTGCAACCGCTGGCTTTGCAGTAGCTATGGCAATTGCATTATAAACTTGACAAAATAGTACACAAATGATACCATTATGTATGTTACTAGTTAGGAGTAATTATGGCACAGGATTTTGAAAGAAACATTGCAAGGAATGTTGGTACAGGCGCAGTAACCCTACGTACAGCCAACTCTGATGATGCGCTTATTGGTATCAACATTGCTAATGTTACAACCACACAAATCTTAATGGATGTGTTTATTAACGATGGGTCTAATGACTACTACATTGTTAAGGATGCACCTATTCCTGTAGGGTCAGCCCTGCAAGTATTAGATGGCGGTGCAAAAGTTGTAATGCAAGCAAGTGACGTACTTAAAGTACAAAGTGATACCGCATCTAGCGCAGATGTTTGGGTCTCTGTAGTTGACACTATCAGCGCATAGGGAATAGACAATGCCTTACATTGGACAAAAAGTTCCGGGTTCCTATCAAGCTACTAAAGCTGTACAACGCTTTAATGGTGACGGTAGTGATACTACGTTTACCTTAACTACCACAGTTTCTTCTGTGCAGGATGTGTTGGTTTCGGTAGATGGTGTCGTTCAAGACACTGCCGCATATACTATTCCTGATGGCACTACACTAACATTTACTGCTGCTCCTTCCTCTGGTACAGGTAACATTTTCGTAAACTACCTAGCACCACAAACGGGTACGATTACACCAGCCGCTGAAAACAAAGGTAACTTTAAAGCTGGCGGTCTATTTCGTACTAACGCACAATCCCTAACCGCAAACACAACTATTCTTGCTACTGAAAACGCTAATGTGACAGGGCCACTTACTGTAGCATCTGGTGTAACATTGACCGTTGAAAGCGGTGGAACATTGGTGACACTATGAGTACATTAAAAGCAGATACCATACAGAACACATCTGGCGGTGCAGTCACGCTGACTAATCAGAGTGCGGCAAAGGCTTGGTTTAACTATGACCAAACCACTCCATCTGTTGATGATTCTTTTAACACGTCTTCAATTTCGGACGATTCTGCTGGTATTTTTACTAACGCATTTACTAATAATATGGACAATGCCGCTTGGGCGGCTGGGTTTATTTGTAGGAATAACAGGCATCAATTTAATACTAATACATCTGCAACGTCAGGTAGGGCTTGGAGAACCTCTGATAGTAGCAATAACGTGGCTGATGGCCTACATAACTGTGCAATATGTAACGGAGACCTAGCATGAGTGAAATCTTAGTAAACAAACTCACTGGCACCTCCACCGCAGGGTCTATCCTCGTTACAGGCGAAGGTAATAGCACGACTACTAATCTTCAGCAGGGGCTGGCGAAGGCTTGGGTAAATTCAAACATTGACGGAACTGCGGCTGTTTTAGATAGCCTTAACATAAGTTCACTTGATGATGATGGCACTGGACAAGCGACATTTCATTACACTAATTCTATGAACAATGCTCTGTACAGCGCACTCACAGGTGGTGGGGGTGGTACTAGAAATAACACACTTGCAAATGTATCTACACCTGAAGCAGAAAAGTCTGCATCACAACTAGGTGTGGATATTCAATATGCTCACACAACCGCCTTTGACCCAGATGTTTGTGCGGCAAGTATTCACGGAGATTTAGCATAATGGCTGGTACAATCATAGCAGATACCCTGACCCATAGCACCGCAGGTTCGGTGACTACGGATTTTGTTGTTAATGGTAGTGCGAAGGCTTGGGTTAATGGTACAGCTACAGCCTCTATAAATAAT